GAGGCGTCCGCCGCCATTGCCTTGATGGCGGCCTTCTCCTGCGGCGATATCGTTGCGCCGAACGGGTTCTGGTTTGGCTTGTAGATGTTGGAGATGCCGAACGGGCTGATGTTGCCCATTACCTGCGTGCAGCGGTGCGGCGCCTGATAGTAGACGCAGATGCCGCAGTGGTCGATCGGATCGCCGCGGCGGTAGTTGGCCTCTGCCATTGTCTGCTTCTGTGCCATTACCACGGCCCTCCGCCGGGATCGCCGGTATTGGCCCCCACAGCGGCGCTGCCGCCCAAGCTACTGCCGCCGACGTTGCCGTCGTTTTCGCCTTGGGTTCCACCGAACGAAATGCCGGGACTGTCTGCCGGCGCGTCTCCGCTCGGTGCCCCCTGTGCTGCCTGCGCCGCTTCAGCCCCGGCCAAAGCATCACCGAACCCTGCTATCTGACCGGGAGAGCTGGTTGGGCCGAGCGTGCCGCCCGGCGCTGCGGTAATCCCGACGTCGCCAAACATGCCGGTGTCCGGCGGCGACAGTCCTACCGTGAGGCCGGTATCCGGGTCCGGGTTCTCGGGCGAACTCTTGCCGAAGGACCAGCCTTGGTTGGTTACCCCTTCGGGGGTTGTCGGTGTTCCAAATACGGCATCGAGCGCCTCCTCCACCGTCATGTCGCTCTTGGTAGGCTGGTTCTTGCCAGGGTTTTCAAGGGCGATGTTGCTGAAGACCGTCGTGGGGGCCTGGACGGTGTCGAGCTGGCCGTACAGGTTCGAGGGCATCGCCTCATTAATCCCTTTGCCTATAGCGTATCCGGTCGGATTAGCGACCTGAGCATTAAAGCCAGGGTCGTTCTGCATAGCGTCCGCTATCGCCTGCGATTGCGTAATGCCAGCCAATTGCCCGGTTTGCGTAGTCTCCCCGATAGTCCCAGGTGCCTGTGGCGCTTGTGGTGCATCCGGCGCTTGCGGCGCTGTAGCCGGAGCAAACGACGTATTGGCGGGCGTGTTGGCCGGCCCCGGCGCAAATGACAGGTTCTGGCCCGCCACATTAGCCATGCTGATGGCGCTGTTTGCGTTTACCGAGGGAGGGCCAGCAAACCCGGTAACACCCAATGCGGCTGCTTGCGCCGCCGACATCTCTCCAGGCGCAAAGCCCGGCGCAAACGAGCCTTGCATGCCGGTGGTGTTCGCCATACTGATGCTGGAGTTGGGACCAATGGCCGATAGCTGACCCTGGGTTGGGGTACTCTCAGGCGGCGCTTCCACGTCGCCGCGTATGGAGTCTATAAGACCTTCGGGGGTAAGGCCGCCTTGTGGCGCACCGTTTGGCCCTACGCCGGGCGCATGACCGTATCCGGTATCGGACCCAATGCCGATCGTGGCTGTTGACTGCCCCTGCACGCCGCCCTTGCCCCCGCTTGTGCCGCCCGCCACAGCCGCCGCTGCCTGATTGGCCTCATTGTTGGTGACCGCAGTAGGACTGCCGGGAGGGGTGCTGTCTGGGCCAAACGGACCCGTCGTTGGTGCTGCAGCCTCCGGCGTGGCCACAGGCGCATCAGACGTGTCAAAACCCAGACCAGGATTATTGAAGCCGCTCTCGCCGCCCTCGCCGCCTTTGCGGATCATCTCCCTGACGATGGCGTCACGCACCGGGTTGTCCGTCGTAACACTCGGCGCCGCCGGCGCCGCGACCTGTGGAATGGCAGGGTTGACGCTGGGCGTGAATGCCGGCCCGAACAGCCCACCCATCGGGTTCGGATAAGGCTCTGCCGGCCTGGCGCGGTTGGTGGCGGTGCCGTAGGGGCCGATATCGGGGATCGACACGCTGGCATACTGCGGCCCGTTCGCCCGAGACATCGGAAGGTCAGGAGAGATCTTCGGAGGCGACAATTTGTTAGGTATCAGTTTTCCATCGGGGCCGATCCTGGGCAATCCAGTTTTCGGATCGATGATAAACAGCGATCTATCCAGCCTGTCCGGGAAGTCCCGGCTAAAGTCAACCTGCGAATTAGCCATCGTTCACCCCATCACACGTTGACACCGGCCATGTCGTAGGTCGCGGCGATCGAGATCAGTTCAATGTCCGGCGGTGCCGCTTGCGAAATCGCGATCTGCACAATAGGCGCGTGACTGAATCCGGTAAATCCGATCGAGACCCAGCCGGTATTGCGAACGGGAGAAACCGCCGGTGCCGGCTGGTCCCACTGCAAATAGGCGGCCTTGTCCGGTGCCGACGGTGCGCCCTGCACCGGCAGCGGGTTGGCCGGCGACCACGGTGGCGTCCAGCCCGGCGTCGGTCCCCACACGCCCTGGTCCCATACATCCAGCGTGCCGGGGTCCGGTATTGGAAACGGCGGCGCCGGAATTGTGATCTGATAGTCGGTGGTGGCCGACAATTGCGGCGCGAACGGATACCGCGCCGTAAACGCGGCCCGCGCCTGCCGCCACACCACAGTCGCCGATTGCGACGAAAACATCTCCCAGCCGCCGACCATGGTGCAGACATACGACGCGCCGTTGTCAGTGCCGGTGCGGTCGCACTGCACGATGCGACCGTCCTGGGTGCCGAAGAAGGCGTCCTCGCGGATCCGGCCGAAGCACATCGCGTCCCAGCCGGTGAAACGCGCCCAGGCGCCGGTGGCGATGTTAACCGCGCCCATGGTGTACGCCCCCGGCGTACCGCCGGGATAAGTCACGAACATGCCGCCGTATTCGTCCCACTTCATCATGGTCCACGGCAGCGCGCGCTTGAGGTTGACCTCGTCCCGCCACATCGGCTTGATGGCGCGGGTGATGGCGGCCAGCTCGAGTTGTGAAGTATCCTTGTTGATGGATGCCGAGATCGGAATGATACCGTCAACGGTCGCAATCAGGACATCGCCGCCAATCGCCAGATGCGCGTTCATGCCGAGCGGCTGGCTGGTGGCGTACCTGCCCTCCTGCCGCCAGTTGGCGGCCGTGGAAGGGTCAGAACCAGTGAATATCAGGATCTCCCCTTGGTCAGTCAGGAAGCAGTTCTTGTCATCTATTCCATCCCCCGCATTAATTGACAACGTAAAGCCGCAGAGCAACTTGCCGCCTTTGGTGGCAGCACCCGACAGCGGGATCATGCTGAGCACGCCGCCGGTGGCGTTGAGCGGCAGATACCACGCATTCATGCTGCCGCCTTCGATAAAGAAGAAGCGGTTGCGGTACTTCCAGACGTAAGTGAGGTTGTGGCCGTCCTGCACCGTAGCCGGCGGCGTCGTCACGGGTGCGGAGATCCTGGGCGGGAAGCCAGCACCCGGCGTATAGGCCGGGTTCAGCGTCTCCCATGTCGTGCCGTTGTAGCGCAGCGGATAATCGCCGGTGTCGTTGACGACAATCATCCAGTCGCCGCCCTGGTTGGCGAGTTGCGAGGCGGCGTAGTTGCCGGAAGTCTGGCCGGACTTGACCAACACCGGTGGATCCGACGTGACGTCGTAGAGCTTGGTGGCGTTGCCGGCAAACATCTTGTGGGTGTTGCCGCTGATGTAGGAGAACATCGAAACGACCGGCGTTGTCTCCGGCAGCTGTGTCCAGTTCTTGCTGCCGCCGCGCACCGCCAGCCCCTTCATGGTCGGCTTCCAGTTGTCGAGCACCAGTGCACCGCCGGGCTGCATGAAGCTCTCGTTTTCGTTCAGCACGAGCCCGCGCGTCGGCGCCGGGATGGTGATGGTCTGCAGCTGCTGCGCCACCTGCGGCGGCACGGCACTACGGCGGAAGTTCTGATAGGTGGCCTGGTTCATGGCGACAGTTTCTTGATGAAGTCGGCGAGATCAAGCGGCGGCGCGCCTTCCTGTGCGCGGATGCGGTTTTCGTGGTCGTACAGGATTTGCTGTTCACTGGTCGGTGTCGGCGGCACCACTGGCGGCGGCACGTAGGGATCAGGCACGCCACCGGCGGCAAGCCATGCCTGATATTCCACCCAATCGCGATTGGCTGGGTCATCAGGAATGATCGCACCATCCTCGGTGCGGATGACGCTTTCGGTTGCTGTGAGCTGGTACGCTGCTGCCATCAGAGCCTCGCAGCCACTTTTGCCGAACTCAGAACAATCTGAAACGAGCCTGTGGCAGTGACTGTCCCAAAATACCGGAAGCCCAGCAGATCGACACTGTCTGCTGTCCCGCCACTTGCATTGGTATAGGAAAATACAGGCGTGACAGTTGGCGTTGTTCTTGGGGGAACAGGAAAATGAAACCAGCTACCCACCGGATTGCTGGCTGTGGCGTATCCCAGCGTCCGTCCCTCGGCCACCAGGAAATACCGCATGCACGCCAGCAACTCGCTGGCGTAATCCGGCACCATGAACGGCGGCGCTGCGTTGCCTTCGGTGAGGCTCACATCGAACAGTTCAAAGACATTGCTGGTGGAAGCCATGAAGTTGAACTGGTTGGCACTGCCCAAAGCACCCGCTGCAGTCCATACGTTCGGCGCGATCTGGTAAGTCGTACCAGCCATGAACGTCCAGTAGATATGCATCCCGGCAGTATTGTCGCTGTTCCACGTCCCTGTTATGTCCAGCGTTAGCGTGACAGACTTGATGACATCAGTATTGGCTTCGCCCGCAGCAATGACATACTCGGCAACGTAGCTGCGATTTCCGGCAGCGTTGCGAATGGCTATGCAATAAGTTCCTGCCGGTCCCTTGCAGCCAAACTGAAGTGTCACGGTTTTAGCCGCCGCGGCTCCGTTCTTGAGATCGGCACAGCGCAAGCCTTCGATCTTTTGCACAACAGCGAAATAATCTCCGGCAG